CTTTTTCATATATATTTCCCCCTTTAATTAAGGATACTCTATCCTATCTCTTTTGTAAATACATTCCACATAGATTTTTCGTTAAACACATATAATGGCGTATAATCATAATATTGTAGAACATCAAATGCTTTTTTAATACTTATTGTTATTTTACCATTATCCAATATCCAAAAATTGGTAGCTTCTCTATGAGGACGAACTATAGCAAATGCATATCCTTTAACAATACATACATATGTAGACCATTCGGGAAATCCTAAATTTCTAAGTTTCCTGTATATTACTATGGCAATATCTTCACAATCCCCTGTTCTTTTCTCCCATGTCTCTGTGCTACTTTGCCATCTATCCTTTCCTTCTTTCTCACCCACATATGTAATACCTCTAATTGCTTCCTTATGTACATCTTTCATTATGCTCATATAGTGAACGGGTAGTGTTGTTTTTTCAGAGAGAATAGTATATAGTCTCTCTTTCTCTCTTTTCATCCAATCTATATGTGCACTATGATATACAGGTGATATATCATCTTGAATTATATAATGATAATTCTTATGGTTTATAAGTATATGCTTTATAAATAATGAAATATCCTTCTTTATTTTACATTTATAAAAATCAAAAATATTCAAATTGTTAATCCCCTTTTATGATAATTTAGTTATTATACCGTCACATAATCCCATTTCTATTGCATCATCTGGTCTTATATATCTATCTCTATCCATTAAATCTTTAATACTATCTATATCAAGAAGACTTCTTTCGGATATAATTTTTATCATTTCTTCCTGTAAGGATCTTGCCTCTTTTACTTGTATATCCATATCTTTTAGAGAACCATATGTAAATCCTGATAATTGATGTAACATTAGTCTTGATGTTTTTGTCATTAATCTTTTACCCTTTGTACCACAAATAAAAATAAAGGCGGATGCACTCATTGCTTTTCCTATACATACTGTTTTTATATCAGGAATAATAATATCCATAAGGTCTGTTATTGCAAACATTGAATCTACATCCCCACCATAACTATCAATTATAAGTGTTATTTCTTCCATCGGTGATTTACCTTGTAATTCCAATAACCGTTCAATTACTTCTTTTGTAATAGATTCATTTATGGTTCCTGAAAGAACAATTATTCTATTATCATCACCATTCCCAACTATTCCAGATGTCTTGCCTTTATCCTTTTTTATATCTTCCAATTTTCATTCTCCTTTCTATCCAAAAAAAGTGTTTAATATCATATCTGGTTTCTCAACATCCTCAATTTCTGGCAGGTTCATTATAAAGGTCTTGACGCCTGCATTTGGAATAGCAAGTACCTTACCCAATTCCATTTGCTTCATCACCCACTTATGATTCATAGGCGATCTCTGTTTGACTTTATCCTCTTCTACCCAATAGTTAATAAATCCACCTTTTGAATATCCCTTAAACTCAAAACCCAAGTTATCCATACTTCTGCCTAAGTTGTGATCGTAATCGGAATAGAATAGTAAGAACTTTACTTTAATTATATTTTTACCTATTTTGATTTTTTTATAATTATTTATGAAATGCTTAAGTAATTTGGATGAACCACCAGCAACATAAGAAAATCTTACAGTGCCGACTCGGATAACCTCTATGATATCATCTTTCTTACCAAAAAAATTTTTACCAAACGTATATAGCATTAATAATGTACCAGCAGACAAATCATTTTTATTTTTCTTTAAACGCAAACCCAAATTTAGACTTGCCCCTCTTTTTCCATAAAAACAATTCATTTCTTCAAACATTCTGGCTTCTTTACTTCTAACTTCTGATACTACACAATCTCTTGCATAAAATTTATTAGGTGTCTTACCAGCTTCATGTAATATATAAGACTTTAAAATCTCCCTTTTATTAAGGTTATTCCATTCAAAATCTTTAATCCATAATTTAAATGAATTATTTTGTTCTGCCTCATAACTTAAATTGAAAAAATAATCTTTATCTACACCTTTAATATTATATTTAAGATATGAAACAGGATATTCTTTTGATGAAACATATTCTATTTCATACATACGTCTTCCATTAGGATTATTATACCACAAACAAAAATTTGATAATTCTGTACTATAGTCTATTTCATTTATATCTAAGAAGTCTTTTATTTCATTTAAATTTTCTCTATCCTTTTCGTTCATCTTCCTCTTCTATCCAAAAAAAGTACTTAATACAATACCAGATTTACCATTGAGAAGACCAACCTTATTCATTGGTTCCAATAGTGTCTCTATTTTCTTAACAAAGAACTTTTCTATCATTATATTATAATCTATTTCAACATGATTGTCAAACTCTTTTGGCCATCTTAAAAATGTTATTATATCTATTCCAAATCTATTCTTCTTAATATACACCACTCTCGCCTTAATACCCTCATGAATATCCTCATATTTATCTTCTATATTAAGCTCTTTTAATAAAAATCTATAATTGGCAACACCCTTAACATGCCATGGAGTTCCCTTTGTAGGTTTACCGTTTTTTATGTACTTATCAATATTATTAACACCAATATTTGCAGCAATTTCTTCTGGAAAGACATCCATTAACTCCTTTTTATAAAGGCTAATTTTTCTCAAAATCTCTCTTTCATCTGCATCTTTTAGTATCATTTCCATTATATCTTTCATTCGTATACGTACCGCTTCAGAGGAATCAGACCTAACAATTTCAAGTCCTATAATTGATATTTTATCAACAGGAGCACCCTCTTCATTCACACACCAAAAAGCATATTTCTTCTTCTTAATAAAAAGTGCTGATTTTGCTATAATTTCTTGCTTAAAATTGATTCTAAAATCTGTAACTGGTGAATTATAACATTTACGTTGTAATTCTCTATAAATTTTATTATTGACATAATCTTCAATATTTTTTGTAATATCAATTATCATACTAATCTTACCATCATCTGTAAGAGAGTTAAATATATCACCTAATCCATTATTGTCAATAAATTCATTTATACTAATCATTATAGAATCAGTATCACCATATTTTATATAATCTATCATATTTTTAACTGCCTGTATTTATCAAGTGTTTTTTTCATTGGTTCATATATTTCAGGATTATTTAACAGTTCATTAGCAATTGCTTCACCAGCTTTTATTGTTTGTCTACCACATGATGTTATTGCTTCTGCTATATTCACGTTAAAATATCTTGAATAGGGAACAGCAAGAATTCCGAATAGAGCGTTTAGTAATACCTTAATAGCTAACTGTTTTGCATTTAACTGCGCAATTTTCTCTTTTACAATTTTAACATCATCATCCCTTAATACAGTAAGAGATTTCTTCAATTTTATCATTTCATTCTTTGCATTTTTTCTTTCAGAGAAAAGTCTTCTTTCAAGAATAGCAAATACACCATCCTTTGTAGAAAAGAAAACAGATCCACATGGAGAAACAGTCATTAATCTTTTCTTTAGTGCTGAATTAAAACTATCTAACTTTTTATCTCTAAATTTTACATATCCTGTTTCTTTTAACATATCAAATTCTGGAAATGTTCTTCTTTTAGTATATAACATCATCATATCTTCATCAATACCCAATATTCTACCAAAATATGTTTCGGGAGACATATTTAAGGTTATTATAGCTGTTGGATATGAACTTGTTATATCCAAGTCGCAAATCCACCTATAAAATCCTTTTAATGGTTCTTTTACATATGCCGCCTCAAATGTTTTCTGTGTACCACCACTAAACGTTGGGGCACATAATGAATTACGTCTATAATATGTTAATAATGCACCTTCTATAAGCTGTGTCTGTGCATGATAATATTTCATAGGAACTCTTGTCAATAAAGATAATGCCTGAACAAGCTTTATATATCCAAGTTTCTCTTCAAGTTCATATACTCTCTTAGCATCTATGATATTATATTCTACATATTTATTCCAATTTTTAGCATACAATTCTCTTAAGTCTTTATATTCAGAATAATCAAGTTTTCCTTTTTCAAGTTCAAAATTAGCAACAAAATCAAGACCATATGTTTCAAGATTGTTAGGTGAATACCATTTATATATATCCATATAATCAAGTATTGTTATACCAGCTATATCTACATTTAGTTCACCAGATTGAGAATACCATGTTCTAACAGCCTTAATTGGAGACATAAACTTATATATACTTGTATCATCCCCGAACAGAACTTTAGTTCTATTTATTATATATGGTATATCAAATCCCCATATATTCCATCCTGATAATACATCACAAGGATTACTATTCATATATGAAAAAAATCTATTTAAAAGGTTTTTTTCATCTTTACAGTGTATATAGTTATCCATATCACAATGCTTTTCGCCAAATGTTATAGACTGATTATTTACACTATCATATAATGATATTAAAACAATGGGACATTCTGCATTCTCTGGTTTTGGAAACTTATCAGAGTGGGTAACTTCAATATCAAGAAAATATGTTTTAAGTTTTGGTATATATATATCATTATCTTCTATTGAAGAATATGTTTCGGAAAGAAATTGTATCTCAGGTCTAACTTTATTTTCATAAATATCATACCTATCTTTACAATACATATAATAATCAGAATATGATGAAAATGTTTTACTATCTACAGGAATACCATCAATAGTTTTATGTGTACCTTGTTCATTTTTCACAAACACATAAGGAATCCATTTAAAACAATCATATTTATTATCACCATCTTTCTGATACCATAAATGAATAGTTGACATTTTAGTATCATAGTGTACATTTTTTAGCATTAAAAATACCCACCTACTGCTGATTTTTTAGAGAGATAACCATCTTTAGTTAAGACAATATCATCTATTTGTCTTAATAGATTTCTATATGGAGAAAATGGTATACTTGCTCCCCATTTTCTCCATTTTACTATATCCTTTTTTAACACAAATCCTTTGCTATGTATATAATTTATTATTTCATTTCCCACACCTGTCTTCCAGTTTTTTGGTATACTATATGAACTACTATCAAATATATTCCAATTACTAAACCATTTAGATACAGTGTTTTCCCATTTCATAGAGGAAAAATCTAAAACACAAGAATTTCTAAATCCTTTATTATCTAATAGCTTTTCTATTAGTTCTATAAATTCACTCTCTGTATTGTAAAGAAGAGGATAATCATTACCGACCATTTCAGGATAACATAATCTTTTTGGCAATACATATGGTACACCCATACTAAGACCATCTGTTGTAGATATACTCCACGCTGAATATTTGTCAAAACAAGCAACACCTATATACCTACTTTTTACAAAATTTAGATATTCATTCCTATCACTTATAGATACTTTTTTTATATATGGTCTGTCTATATTAGCTAATGTAGTATTAACAATAAAATCTTTTCTTTTTACCCATAATACATCCATGCATTTGATAAACCAATTCCATCCTGTATATAAGTCGCTTCTATGGTTAAATAATATTGTTTTATCTGCAACAGTATCCCCTCTATCAATAAGATCAACACCAAGATAATGAGGTTGTATTTTTCTTTTAAGTGAGCTGATGATACCCTCATTAAATATACCCCTGGCTCTACTTATTACAAAATTCTTCAACCATTGAGAATTAACACCACATTCTTCCATTTCTAATGTACCTATTATATTTTGTTTAAAGAAAGTTTTTGCAAATGATACATTTTCAGGAACTTCATACCAATGACAATAACCAATA